TTCGTTAGTAAGAGTTGCAGTAATAAAACCAGCACCATTTGTAAGCTGATTAGTGTTAGTGACATTAGTAGCACCAGAAGCAATACCATCTAATTTATTTTTAAGAGTTGTTGTAAAGTTTTGGTCTGTTTGACTAGCTACTGAAAAATCTAATGTTCCGTCACCGTCTTGGTAAGTTACTGTTATACCTGATTCAGTATTACCTGTAACCATGCCACCAACTATATCTTGAACTTGCTCATTAGTTAATGTCGCAGTTATAAACCCTGCTCCATTTGTTAATTGGTTTGTATTTGTTACATTTGTTGCTCCATCAGCTACGTTTATCATTGTTCTGACGTTTGCTGCGGTCAGTTGTGTCGCATCACCAGATCCACTTGCAATTCGACCGAGTATTCTATTTTGAGAAAAAGATTCAAATTTTCCTGTAGTTACAGCATTATTATCAATAGTAAAAGTTGCACCATCATTGCTGACAGTTATATCTCCCTTGTCTCCGTCATCTATACCACCAGCAACTTTGGCTATAGAACCATCATCTTTCTTAAGAAATATCTCGCCTGTATCGGTTCTAACGGCTGGTTCGCCTAAAACTAGATCACTTGCTCCAGGATCGCTACCTGATGCTCTTTTTAATCTTATTTGATTTGCCATGAGCTATTACCTCCACAAGATTTAATAGCTACCACCATCTATATTGAAACTAGATGCACTTTCATCTTCTAAAAATGTAACTAGGTCAGATAGGGCAACCTGTTTCATCGTTCCAGCGTCATTCATTACCATACGATCTGCTGCTGCCAAAGTTGTGGAAGTAGCAGATGTACCACCATCCATAACATTTAATTCGGCAGTTGTAGATGTTATACCGTCAAGAACATTAATTTCTGAGGCAGTAGACGTAACTCCATCTAAAATATTTAATTCGGCAGTAGTTACCGTAGCTCCGTCTAATATTTGAACTTCAGTTGCACTAAGGTCAGCTAGAGAGTTAGCTGTTGTCTGACCCATCGTGGCAAGCTCTGTAAGTTTGTCCGAATGTGGTTCAACATTAGTTCCAATGACAAGACCTAATGAAGTTCTAGCTGCACTTGCACTTGTAGCACCCGTTCCACCATCTCCTACTGCTAAAGTTCCAGTGATTGAACTTGCATCAAGTTTTACTGCTATTTCAGTAGATTCGATAACAAGTCCACCATTAGCTTTAAGATCAACAGAAAGTGTATTGCCTGACTTATCTAAACCATCTCCTGCTGTGATCTGACCAGCACCAGAAAATTGTGCAATAGTAAGGTTATTTGTACCAACAACAGCAGATCCTTTATCAGAAGTACAAACAAAACCATTATCTGCGTTTACTGTTCCTTTTTCAACAAAAGTAAAAAATCCAGCAGCGTCAGCACCAGCAGCTAAATCACTAGCTCTTGCTGGACTAGACCCAACAACGTAGATACCGTTCTCGGATTGAGTACTTTGGTCTTTAACTAATACTCGATCATTAGTTGAGAGCGTTACACCATCTAACGTATCTCCATTATTTAACGCAGTAGATATTGTTATGTTTGCTGTAGTAGCTGCCACACAAGAATCTTTAACATCTAATCCCTGTGCAGTAGCCTCGACAAACGATTTAGTCGCTGCATCAGAGCTATTTACAGGGTCAGCTAGGTTGGTTATTGTCTGACTATTTAATGAAACTGAACCTGTTGGTGCAGCCATTTGATCTAATCTATTTGCTCTTACTCCTGTATCAAAGTCACTTATTTTTGTATGAGCTAACGAAGGAACATCAGCAGCTACCATAGCTCTGAATGTTGCAGCACCGTTACTACCATTTGGTGCAGCTAAAAATGTATTTTGTGTTCTACTCGTAAATAAATCAGCAAAACTACCAGAACCACCAATAGCTTCAATACTAGTAGCTGATCCTCCTGCACCACCCGTTCCAATACCGACAAATAATTTCTTACTACCTTCAGCAAAGGCTAATTCAGCATTTTCTAAGCTTGTTGGTGCTGATGATCCTGTGGATCTTTTAATTCTGATCGTGTTAGCCATGTCAGAAATTTCCTCCGTCTACGAGTTTAAGGGTAGTGACATTGTTATCTAATATAACCTTACCACTACTTTGCTGATAGTACATAACTGAATTATCAACTTTTGCACTATGATCTAAAAC